ACTTGGCTCTTACTATAGATTGCTGTACCATAATGAGCTGTAGTGATAACAGTATTAGAATTAGTACCATCGTATACAGTTAATGCATTTGTACACAATGCCATAGACTTATCTTTAGACCCCATTTCTACATTACCATTTTTATTTATTTTGGCAATAGGAATCCATTTATTATCTGGAGATTTACCATATAAATATTGTTGGTTTGGTAAGAAGATACCATTTTTAAAATGGGTATCATTAATATGCTCATAAGCAGATTTAACTGGATCATGGACGTAGATGTTAACCATTCCACCTTCATTGGATGCCATATAAATCATACCGTTTGCATATGCGAAGTCCTCAATTTCAATACTAGAATTAATTTCTACTTCACGTAGAATAGTACCAGCATAATCTGATTCAACAATTCGATTCAATGTAGCAAATACAATAGTTTTATCCATAAGTAATGCACCATTAGAATCATTATTTGTTTCATTTACAGTAACTGTAACTTCTTTTTCTATAGCATTAAGATTAGCATAATCATATAATCTTAATTTACGTGTAGCATTAGTATCACCGGGAACTATAGATAATAGTTTCTTGCTACTTTTATTATAGTCAATATTGAAGAATTTATCAGTATAGTCGGTATAGCCATCTACTGTTAAGTCATCATTAAGTCTATAAATTCTATTACCATTGGCTGCACCATTAGTAACTAAGATGTGAGTACCGTCATAAGTCAATGTATTACAATGACCTAAGATATCAGCACCAGTGAAAGATCGTTTAGTTAAAACAGAGAAATCTGTTGGGGATAATTCATAAATAACTTGTTTTGTATTATCAGAATTAATACATGCAAGAATAAATGTATTCTTTTTAAAGTTGTAAGTAAACCCTTGACATTGATTAACGTCAGGATCTAATTTAATATTTGTAGCTAAAGTGATATGATCTGCAGATTTAATCTGTGCTAGATTTTTTAAGATTGCCTCATTTACTTTAGTACTAAGCTTATAAATGTCTTTAGCAACTTCTTGAATTGCTGGGGTTAAAATGCCTTTAATGAGTTGAGTAAGATTCTTCATAGTAATTTCTCCAACCTATTAATCATGGGAAAATATTAAAACTCTATATTTAATTGTTGAAAGAATGAGTAAATACTCAATGAGGATGAACCTCATTGAGTATATCACTCTCTTATTGTTGACTGATAGCACCAATAGGCATCATTTTAGATAATTCTTCTGCTTTAGTTGGGAAGAGTTCAGAAGATGGTTTATTATCGCTAGTTACGTTATAAGAATCTTTAGGTACCCATTGTTTAGTTGAATAATTATATCGTTTAGTTTCATCTTTATTAAATAAAGGAATACGATATTTCAAGAAATCTTCATCAGACATTGCTGGGTTTGTTTCAGAAATGCAACAATGAATATATTTAACGAAATCAATAGATCCTTGATTACGAGTAGGATCAAATCTATATCCAGGCGCATTAAATGCATTAATTGATGTAGACATTGAATCAGACATTTCGTTATAGTTAGCTAATGATGGCATTACAACTTGAACTCCAGTATCTTCAAATATGTATTTAATAGGGTTGATAGTTTTTCCGGAATATAAATTTGATAATGAGTTATTAAACATATCTTTGAATACTTGTGTTCTCATAGGTAATACAACTTTATCTACTTTGACTTCAGATATTGTACTATTAAATACTAAAGGAGCTTCATGACCAACTAATGTAACCTTTGTAATAACATCATCGCCAGATTTGAATTTAGTAAATGGCGGAGCGGCAAAGAATGCTTCTTTATACCCTAATTCATACGAGTCTGAATCTTTTGATACATATCCTAAATTTATATTGAAGTCAAATATAGTATTAAATGATATATTGCCAAATGGATAAACACCAGCAGCAACAGTATTAGATACATCAAAAATTACAGGTTTACGTAATAAATATAATTGTAACCCTAGTCTAGAAAGTCCAGTAGAATATAGAGTATAACTTGAACCTAAACTATAATGAGAACTAGGTGCCCATAAAGAATTATGCTCTGTTACTACACTATACTTTCCAAAAATATCATCTTTTGTTACTATAATACCTTCTGAAACAGTACTAGAGTAATCATTCCCAAATTTATAATCAGCAAATAATACAGAAATTTTATCGCTACCTAGCATTTTATAAGTATTGACATAATTATCAAACATCATTGCTGGAGAAATTTCATAATATTTCTTAGTATCAGGAGTAGCAGATGCAACTGGTTCCCAAGATCTATTAGAATAGTTATATTTTTTACTGCCATCCAAATTATAAATAGGAAGTCTCATTAATATAAATTCTGCGGAATTTTCTTTTATTGTAGATGGATCTACATAAATATGAACTAGCTTACCTAGAGCTTCAGCTAATTTAACGCTAATACCTTTGAAGTTTTTACTTTGCTCTTTAAAATAAAGAGTTTTAGTATCTTCTTGCGTCCATTCACTTATAGCCAATGGATCTGCAGTTCTAACAAATTGAGCTTCTAATTCATTAGTCTTATATTCATAGTTATTTCCTTGGAAGAAATCGCCACCAAGATCTCCGGCTAACTTAACTATGATTGGATCATATTGAGTTGTATCACCTTCACCGTAATCATTCATTAGACCTTGGTTCTTATAGAATAAGTGTTTAAGTAATCTATAGTCGACTATTACTTCTTTACATACAACTTCTTTTATGTATTTATTACCAGATAATACGAAAGCATCACATTTAAATTTTTCAGGAACTTCACCATTTAAAGTGATCTTAGTATTATAATCAGTTAACGCTACTGCACCACCAAATTGTTTACGATCTGGCTTACTCCAGTCATTATCACTATTTGTTTCTTGAGTGAGATCGTAATATTCAGTACCATTATAATTTACTTTCTTGAAATCATCTTTAATATCAATGGTTAAATTGATATTCTTAATATTTTGAGCACCAGCAGTCAAATACATATAATCATTTTGAAAGAAGTTCATATCATGAACTGTCAATTTGACATTTCTATCAGATTGATTATCATGAGCACTTTCTAAATGACTTACTAATTCATCAGTTGGGAAAAACATACCTAATTTTTTTTCTTTAGGGATATTATATTCAGTCATTGTAGAAGATATCAATGTATTTTTTGTATCTAAAGTTTCACTAGAAGATGGAGAATAAGTAAATCCACCAGTAATGTCTAAAGTACCATTAACCATACCTTTAACTTCAGTGGATTTCTTAATATTTTCTTCAGCTTTTTCAGGAAGTTTAGTTACTTCAGAGGCTAGCTTAGATGATGCACCAGTAGAAGTGATGCCGTTCTTAACTAGAACTTCTTTAACTTCTTGAAGATCATTATGTAAAAGATTTAAATTTTCTATAACCTTATCGGTCATATTAGGTGTGTCTGGCATAAGTTATACCTCCATTATACATTTTTACTACCAATAACTCTCATTTTATTAAGTTCTTCAGCTAATTCTGGGAAGATTTGAGTCATTGGTTTATTATCATTCTTAGGATCATATTGGCCAATTAATTGCCATTGACGTAAAGAATAGTTAAATCGTTGATTGCCATCTAATGTAAATAGTGGCAAACGATATTTTAAGAAGTTCTTATTTTGAAGAATTGGATTATTAGATCTAATATGGCAATGGATATGAGATACAAAGTTATTAATTGCGTCCTGTTGAGTACAATCGAATCTATAACCAGTATGATTATATACACCAAAGTCAGCAAAATCATAATCATATTCACTAAGATTATCTCTATAATAAGATAAAGACCATGGTAGAGATTCAGCTATAGATGGAGTATCAGCAAAAATAAACTTAGTAAATCCGGCATCACTAATCTTACCAAATATTAATCGTCTGAAAGATTTAGCTTTGTAAGGAATAATAATTTTATTAACCTTAACTTCAGTAATATATTTATTAAAGAATAGTGGACAACCTTCATCATAAGAAGTCATATCTAATTTAGTAATATCTTTATTATCATAGGATTTGAACTTTGTATTTACAGGACCAGGCATAGTACGTACATAATTGCGTAAGTTAACATATTCGGAATCAGTATTAATATCATTACCAAATTTTACTTCTAGTACATCACTACTAAAATCTAGATCGTGGAAAGGATAAGAACTACCAACATTTTGTGCGCTCTCAAATTCAAATTTAATACTATTGAGGAAATAGTTATTAGAATCGAATGGAGTTCCAACTAATGCTTTATTTTTAATAATATAGCGATTATCTGGAGTTTCTGTAAAATAGGAATTCTTTTTAGTTATATAATCATCATTGTCTAAATCTCGTAATACAATAATGCCTTTATCTCTAGTTTCAGGATTTCTATCTATCTTAGCTATCCCATGACGAATTTTTACAGATTTATCAATACCAATGAGCTGTCCATTATCTGCGTCGAACTCGCCAGAAGATGTAATATTAAAATAAATAGAAGCATCTTCTGTAGCTTTTGACACTTCTTCCCAAGTTCGATTACTATAGTTATATTTTTTAGTATTATCTAAACTATATAACGGAAGTCTCATCAATAGAGGTTTTATAGATCTAGTTAAATTAATTTTAGCTGGATCTACTAGAATATGACACATTCTAGATAAAAATTCAGCTGGGGTATGACTAAGACCAATGATATTTTTTGCTTTTTCAAAAGCTGCATATTTAAGTTCTTCATCACTAAACAAAGAGCTATTATTTAATGGATCTACATCATCTAAGAATGCTGGTCGTTTATATCTATAGTCTAACGATTTACTAATATTTTCAACATCAGTAATTTCATTATTGACTTTAATAATGATAGGATCAAAGTTTGGAGTTTCTTCTCCAGTTTCATACGCTGCAACTATCTTATTATATTTATATAAGATATTCATTAAAGCATAAAAATCTATATTAAGATTATTACATACTACTTCTTTTACGTATTTATTAGGGGTAAGAGTGAATGTATCACATTTTACATATTCTAATACTTCACCATTAACTGTAAATTTAGTATCATAATCGGCAAAGCCAATTTTGCCAGTAAATACGGAAACTCCAGGTCTATCATTATCCCCTTCTTTAGGGAAGTTTACATACTGTTTTCCGTTATAATTTACTTTCTTCAAGCTTTCATCATTAATATTTACTGTAAAATTAATATCACCAATATCCTTAGCCCCAGTTAAGTAAGCATAAGAATCTTGTAAGAATTGTTTATCAGATACATTTAGTACTAAATTTCTTTTATCTGCAGATGTTTCAGTTGTAAGAATATTATTAACTAGACTATCTGTAGGGAAATACATTTCTAAATCTTTCCCTTTAGGTAAAGTAAATTCTTTATTCTTATTATTAACCAAGCAGTTAGTTTCATTTAACGCTGTTGTAGAGTTTGGGGTATAAGTAAATCCACCAGTAATATCTAAGATACCATTAACTAGTCCTTTAACTTCTCCTGATTTCTTAATAGTTTCTTCAGTCTTTTCTGGAAGTTTAGTAACTTCTGCAGCTAATTGTGCAGTTGTGCCATTAGATTGAATACCATTTTTAACTAAAATATTTTTAACTTCTTCTAAGTCATTATGTAATAAACCAAAGCTTTCTACTACTTTATTGACTAGATCAGTTGTTGTCTGTTTGTCATCTGCCATAATTATTTACCTCTAATTTTAGAAATTTCTTCTTCTATTTTCTTAAGAGTTGTATTTAATTCATCACGAGTAATAAAATTACTAGTATCAGGCTGTGTTGCTAGTCCATCATATAATACTACCCAAGTTTCACCGCCGAGACAAATATATAACTTCTTACTTCTAGGAGTATAATATAATTCTCCAGCATACGATGAATATTGTGGCATTTGATCATTAACCTGAATGCCTTTAATATTTTTCCATTTCCAGAATCTGTCTAAACAATAAACATCATTAGAGTCATAATCTATATAAATAGAGCCAGCAGTATAACCTTTGGCTTCATTTTCTTCTTTACCATTTTTTGGTATATCATCATATGTACCAGTTTTGAATTTATTCCCTACAGCAGTATCAACTATAGAGCTTATTTCTGATGCACTTTGGGAGCTACTAACATCAGTCCAGTTAGTACCATCCCAAAATTTAAGTTTCTTTGTAGGGCCATCTTCTTTTGCGAAGATTTGACCTATATAATCGCCACTAGTTGGTGGAGTTGCACCACTTTTTGGTTTCAGATTAACTATATCCTTCTGCAACTTAGAAACATCTTTGGCTACCTCTTTAGAAAAGGTAGTAAGAAGTTTCTTAATAATATCATTAAGCTTCATAATACCTCCGAAAATATAAATTATAGAGATGGTACTGAATACCATCTCTATAATTAAATATTAAGTTTAAGACTTAGCCTTGTGTTTTAGCGGTGTTGTAAACTTCAACTAAGTTGAATGTATCTAGACCTTCCAAGTCTGCAGTCTTCACAACTTCGTCTTTCTTAGCATATGGTTCTAAACCATTAGTTAAAGATGTAGTTGTAACAAAATCAGCCAATGCTTCTGTTTTAGCATAAGGTTGTAATTTTGTATCCAAAGCATCAGTTTTAACATATGCATCTAAAGATTCAGTTTTAGCATAAGGAGTCAAAGCAGTAGTCAACGCTTCTGTTTTAACATATGCATCCAAAGCAGCTGTTTTAGCATAAGGTTCCAATGCAGTAGTTAATGCAGTTGTTTGAACGTAATTAGCTAAAGCTTCTGTTTTAGCATAGTCTGCTAAAGTAGTAGTAAGCGTAGCAGTTTGAACATAGTTAGCTAGAGCTTCAGTCTTAACATAGTCAGCAAGTTTACCATCTACAATAGTACCAACTTGTGCAGTTGTAGGATAGTTGCTCAAATCTGGGGCTTCACCAGCACCAGTGGAAGAGATAGTACCATCTGGAGAAATAGTGATATTAAGACCAGGTTTAAGTTTATCCTGCTTAGAATCAGTTAATTTTTTAATATCTTTACCAACTTCTGTAGCAAAAGGATTCAAGATATTTTTGATTTGATCAGCAATTTTAGTAGCCATTTAAAGAAATTCTCCTTTCTTGAAAATAGTTAATTATTTATTAACTATTTATATGTTTATTA